AACCTACCCAACCCCGTAGTACGCATCCTGGCCGCATACAGGTCTATGACCAGCATGAGGAATAACACGCAGGACCTTAACATGCATTACAGGCAACATACTTGGGAAACGCTTATCGTCCTCCAACATGGGTTGGTTAATATCAGTTAAACTCAGTAATATCACATAATCTTTGGCCAAATGTCAGTCTTGTCGTTTTGTAAGAAGGATGTGTTATGATGTATAAACACTTCCATCGTCAAATGTACCTAAGTCATCATCGTCTACAACGTCAGCCCATGATAATCTACTAAAATCAAGCTGCGGATGCTGATTAACATCATCATCAACCACCTGTTGATGCTGCCGTAAGCCAATCTCGCGAGTTGGGCGTGGTCCAGCATTCTCAATACCCATCGCGCGATCCTCGTCAGTGTAAACAATCTCACGTGTGGTAATCTTGTTGATACGACGTTTCGGAGTTGGCGTGTCGGGTAAATTTAGGTGCCTACCATCAACAACACACGTCCACTCATCACCATTAGCGAACCGACGGCATAGATTAGCTGTTGATTTAACCGATTTATTGCTAATAGACATTCGAGCTTTACAATTGAGTGCGCATAATTTTGCAAGCGTAACGTTGGGTAATTCTGAGAAACAGTACCGGCAAAAGCTTCTCTTACCAATTGGACCAGAAGAAATTGTTGCGATGCCGTTTTGTAGAGTGAAAGTCTCGTCAATGCCCAGAGTTGTTAAAGGTGCAACACATGGATGAAGGGTTATTAGCGAAAGTTCAGACTCATATCCACATGGAGTACGATATCGATCATCCTCGACATGCGTTATTCCTTGGTACATCTCTAGCCTTCGGGTTCGCTGACTCTCGAGACATGGACGAATTATCATCGTTCGTACTTCTTCGGAAAAATATTCAATCTCCTTGCCGTGGTAAAACCGTTGTTCTTCGAGCGTAGTTGGAAACTTACCAACCATATGTCCGACATCTAGAATCTCCTGAAGCTGATATGTGGAAAGCACAAGCCATGGTGTTACCTTACAAGAATTTAGGAAAGAGCGAACCGAAGTGAGTAGTTGGTTAATAACCTCGATCTGAAAGCGTCCACCTCCCATTGGAATACCACCGAGTTTAAGCAATACCGCATTAACTGGATGAGAACGCGACAAACTAATTGTTGGTAGACGAAGGAAAGCATGTTTCAAAGATGTTGCTAGTGCATTTGGTGACAGCGTTGTCGAGATTGTTGCAACACCAGAGACTGAATTGTCAAAGTGGGAGGCTAACATCGGGCTCAAGAACATGCTAACGGCGGTGTAGTTAGAGTGGCCAAGTTTTGGTACTCGTGTATCATCAGCACGTCGGTGAAAATAAATCCAAAAGTAATATTCAGACATCTCGTAACCACATCCAAGTTTGACAAGTGCCCAGTCGCGTGTCAATTCAAACATTGTAACATATCCACTTCGGTTACAAACTGCGGTACGAATTCCACCAAGATGAGTTACAGGATCATTCACTATCAATGGCTGACTTGGTATGGTGGCTACACACGCACAAACCTTTCCACTTACATCTGGTTTAGTAGCTGGTTGCTGTATTGTTGCAATAGCGTCAGTCAATTGTTTCGATAAACTTTGTAATCCGATTGTAACATCGTATGTATTCCGAGCGACTTGAGTTGTAACTGCCTTAACTTCAATCAAACTATCATTAACCATACCAAGAATTTGCTCTGAAGTTACTTCATATGGATTACTCCGTGAGGTAATTGCGTGTGCTAGATAACGACTGAAAAAGCCATTCGAATTGGCAGCTTGTAGTTCATGTTTCGCTGATAGTAATGGTATCAATGGTGCTTCACTCTGAGCAATTAACCAGTCCAGATACTTAACCTGATTCACGATAATCGTTGTAGTTAGAGATTCCCCGATGCAAGATGGATGGATGGGTTGTTGATCAACAAATGAGTTGACGACTCTATTATTTCGCACTAATGATATTTGTATGGTGTCTCCGCTTTGAAATTGTTGAAATATTGGCCATGTTGGTTGGAGGATTACGTTGGTAGAAGACATTGCGAGCAATACACATAAGGGGTTTTATTT